AAGGACTCAGTCTTAAATCTTTCGAGAGAAAGTTTATTTTAAATGCGGATTTAAAAGTAGACAGTGTCGAATTAACAGACGGCTTACTAACAATCGCTTTGTCTAGGACTCCGAACTCATCGAGGAAGGTGTTAGATATAAACTAAGATCTTCTAACAGGAGATAGAAATGAAGAACGCATTAGCGATTGCTGTATTGAGTTTGTTTGCAACAGACTCTTTTGCGGATGACTGGAGAATGAACAGACATGATGTTAATTCTGACGGAGTTATATCAAAGAAGGAACTAGTAGCTACTGGTTGTAATGTAAAACCTTTTTTATTTAACAATGCAGATAAAAACAGAGATGGTGTTCTTAACAGGAAAGAAGCAAAGCAGGCTTCCTTTTACATCTTTAGAGATAAATGTAAGGGAACTCAGCATGTGGCATAGAATAAGTAGACAAAGCATAGAAAAGAATAGGTTAGAGACCATTGGTAGAGCGGCAGAATTTAGCGCTTTAGCAGGAATATGGTTAGCTTGTACTTTTGCAGTATTACCTATTGTATAAGTATGCTATCAAGCGGAAGGAGTTATTATGGTTATAGTAAGTTCAGAAGCTTTGGATATTATAAAATCACGAATTGCCTCACAGAAAGTGTGGGGCGTTCGTATTTTAACTAAACCCGCTGGCTGTAACGGCTGGAAATGGGAACTTAATTACGAGGATAATCCTAGCTTTGGTGGAGACTCAATTTACTATGATTGTATAGCGATTGATCCACAGACCATTGGTATGGTCGAGAAAATAGAAATAGACATGAAGATTGAAGGACTACAAGAACAATTTATATTCAATACTCCATTGTCAACAGCTCAATGCGGGTGTGGAGAAAGTTTCACACTATGAAATGCATTTTTACAAAGAGGAAACATATGAAAATTTCAATAGAGGGCTTGGCTCTCATTAAAAAATTCGAAGGACTTGAACTAGAAGCATATAAGTGTGCTGCTGGAGTTTGGACTATCGGATATGGTCACACAAAAGGTGTTTCAGAAGGAGACACAATCACAAAGGCAGAGGCAGACGAAATGTTAGTACTCGAATTAGAGGAATACGAGAAAGCTGTCAATGATGCAATTACAATTTCAGTAGATCAGTGCATGTTTGATGCATTGGTATCATGGACATACAATCTCGGTCCAAGCAATCTAAACGCAAGTACTATGTTGAAAGTACTAAACTCAGGAGACTACGAAGGAGTACCAGCGCAGATTAAAAGATGGAATAAAGCAGGAGGTAAAGTTCTCGAAGGACTTATCCGAAGAAGAGAGGCAGAAGCATTACTATTCTCAGGGAAAGACTGGAGTGAAGTTTAAATTTACTGAAGAATTATTAATGAAAGCAGCTGCACATGCCCAAGAAAGAGGAATGACTCTTGACGAATATATAAAAGAAGCTGCAGAATTAGCACAAAAACATGAATATGAACAAAATAAAAAACAATCTGAAGAAAATCTGGACTAAACTACAAGCCTTTTGGTTTTGGCTTAAAAGTCTTTTCATAACTTATTATGCTTTAAAGGTAAGTTATAATGCGACATGGGGAGATTCAGATGACCAAGAGTTTATAGTCAAGAAGTTCATTAAAAAGCAACCAAATTTTGTTAGCTTCATTACAGAAGATGGAGAGTTAGTAGAAATACGAGGTGCTGAAGGACTAAATTATAGGATAACACAATTATGAACCAACTTTATATAGGCGTTATATTAGTATTAGGGGCAGGTAGCTATTACCTTTTTCAAGAAAATAAAGTACTACAAGCAAATAACGTAGCTCTAGAAGGAGCAGTTGCTACACAAGAGGCAGCAATAAAAAACATGCAGAACGATTTTGCTCTGCAAACAAAACAACTTGGAGAACTTCAACAGAAGTCACAAGCAACACAGTTAGAGATGAATAGATATTTAGACATCTTTAAAAGACATAATTTAACAAAACTAGCAGCGGCAAAGCCTGGACTGTTAGAACCAAAGATAAACAAAGGAACAAAAAATGTATTTGACTCAATCGAAGAAATTAGCCGGACCATTGATAGCCTTGATGATGGCGTCGAGCTGCAGTCTACTTCCAACTAAACAGATAGAAGTAACAGCAAAACCAATGGACAGACTGATTACTCAGCCTGTATTACCACGAGAGATAGATCTCAAAGAACCTATGTGGTATGTAGTGAGTGATAAAAATATAGAGGAGTTCCATCAAAGATTAACAAAAGAGCATGGACAAATAGTATTTGTAGCAATGTCTATACCAGACTACGAACTAATGTCATACAACATGCAAGAATTAAAAAGATATATTACTGAACTCAAGGAAGTAGTAGTATATTATGAAAAAGTAACAGACCCTGAAGCATTGAACAATGTGGAATAAAATAAAACAATTTTTTGAGGACTGGGCGTATTTTAGAGTAATGAATAAAGGCTCTAAATTCTTTGACAAGAACCCAGTAGTTCAAGGACGATTTGAGGAAATAGAAGATTGGTTAGAGCATATAGAAGACAGACTAGTAGAAATGGAAAGCCATCAACACTCGGAGAAGTAGAAGATTTTCTTTGGATGCTAAAACCAATAAGTAATAATTCGAAAAAGATAAGAGAGGAAGGACTTCTCAGAGATGCTTTTAGAGCAGGGGTAAAAAATGTTTACAGAATTAAAAGAACTATTAAAACGTGATGTAGTAGATATTACATTCGTTTCTATGAACTCAAACAAGGAGTACACAATTCCTTGCACCTTGATGGAATCACTTACTAGTAGTAGAGTGAATCAACAAGTAAATGACACCATAGTGTGTTATCGAGTAGATGAGGGAAGATGGGAGGATATTAACATTAATTCCATAGTATCTTATCAAGGAAGTCCCTAATTTTAGGGCAAGGCTCTCTATGAGAGCGGAGAAATATTATGTTAATGGATTTAGTAGGTTTAGTCACTTTAATTGTGACCATAGCTAGCTTGATTGCGGCGTCAACACCGACACCAAAGGATGATGAATGGATGGCGAAGTTCTATAAATTTATAGATATGCTAGCTCTAAACATCGGGAAAGCAAAGGATAAAGGCAATGGCTGATGAAAGATTCAGTGGCGATATGTCACGCAACGAAGTAGAGATAGACCTTAATAAGTTTATGGAACTCGTTACAGAGAACAGTAATCTCAAAGCTAAGATCACTGAGTTGGAGGCTAATAAAGAGCCTGATAACCCTTGGCAGAGATGGATATTCTTGTCTAACATGATAGATGCTTGGAGAATTTTCCCAAGAGCATTTCTATCAGTATACATCTTCTTGCTTTACTACGCAACGATGTGGTTCATGAACTTAGAAGACCCTAGCATGGAACAGTCAGGATTAATTTCTGTGATTGTCGGTGCGGGTGCTGCATGGTTCGGACTCTATGCTGGAACAGCAAAAGACAAGATAAATTCTAAGTAACAAAAAAATAGTTCTTGACAATTCCTCGTAAATTTAGTATAATATATGTATGGAAAATAAAGAACAGTATGTAAAAAAAGTAAGAATGTATAACTCAGAAACCATGGAGTTTGAAATATGGTATTTTGGGGAATGCAAACATTGTGGTGCTGAAGTCAATACGACCGATGGCAACTGTCCTCATTACAAGTGTTGGATAGCATAATGAACTTATTTTACTTAGACGAAGATTTAGATAAAGCAGCCCAGTATCATGTTGACAAGCATATTGTCAAGATGCCGCTAGAGGCTGCTCAAATCTTATGCACTACTATATGGATAGATAAATTACTGGGGTTCGTTCCTCGAGCTCTTAACGCAGAGGAGCGTGAAGTGATGAACAAAGCAAAAGCTGCGATCAAACACTTACCTCTTGAGGAACGACCCTACCCCTACCTACCAATGATGTACAATCATCCTTGCACTATCTGGGCAAGAGAATCTTTAGATAACCACGAATGGGTGCACTGCTATGCAAATGCACTTAATGACGAGTATCATTATAGATATGGTAAACTACACAAATCAGTCGAGCAAGTAGTAAATAAACTACCTGATCCAAAGAATTTACCTCGAGTAGGTTTTACAACCTTTGGACTTGCTATGCCTGATGAACTAAAAGATTATGATAATCCTATACAAAGTTATAGAGACTATTATCATTTAGACAAAGCAACATTTGCAGCATGGTCTCATCGTGATAAACCTCACTGGTGGAACGAAGATTATGCTGATTATGAGAAAAGGATTACAGCAAAATGATAGAGATTTATGGAAAAGACAACTGCCCTTATTGCGATATGGCAAAGAGTTTAGCAAAGAGAAAAGGACGTGAAGTAGTATATAAACAACTTGACGTTGACTATGGATTCAGTGAGATGAGGGAGCTATTCCCTGGAGCAAGAACTTTTCCACAGATTATTGTAGAGGGTAAACACATTGGTGGGTACTCCGATTTAGAGGAGTATTTTGGTGGAGTATAAATTTAACGAAGATCAAGTATTAAATCTGTTAAGAAATCATATCTTACAGAGTTACGATGCTCATTATAGTATGAACAAGATTCAGTCTACAGAGTTTATATTTGACGCAGGACATGGTGAAGGGTTTTGCTTGGGAAATATCATCAAGTATGCCCAACGCTATGGTAAGAAGAATGGAAAGAATAGAGAGGATCTACTAAAGATTCTACACTATGCAGTGATATTACTAGGAGAAGAGACGTCATCCACTAATTACACGGAGAAGACTAATGGCGATAAAAACTAGAAAACACGAAAATTTAACAGAAACAAATGTACAGCATGTTATAGAACTGCTAAGAGCAGAGAAACCTATTACTAAAAAGGAAGCATGTAGTATATTGAACATAAGTTATAATACTACGAGGTTGAACAAAATTATTCAAGACCACGAAGACACAGTAGCTTATAGAGAGCGTAGAAAGGCTCAAAACAAAGGCAAGGGAGCAACAGAAGCTGAGATTAGAGAAGTAGTAAATTTATACTTAGATGGTCTCAATGTATCAGATATAGCAAAAGGATTATATCGTTCCCCCGCATTTATCAAATCAATAGTAGAAAGAGTAGGTATTCCACAGAAACTTCCTCAGACTGACTATGAAGGCAGGCGAAACGCCATGCTACCAGAGCAATGTGTAGCAGAAGAATTCGAAACAGGAGAAAAAGTTTGGGCAGTTCGACAAAACTATCCAGCTATAGTTAGCAAACTAGCATCTACATCAGAAGATGGGACAAATTATTATTTAGTAGATACGATTGAGTGTACTCAAGAAGATCTCAAAGATACTTATTTTCCACATCTATCTTTTGCAGGAAAGCAGTATGTTTTAGCAAGTTGGGAAATGGGCAGCCTAAGACACTTACAGAAATATCTGTAAACACTAGGAGAAGAAAATGGAAATATGGCAGATAATTGCTGCAGTATACTTATCGGGTACGCTCGCTGCAATGTATTCTATCTGGTGGCCGTCTTATAAGATTATAAGAACAATAGCTCCCAGTAATATAATGGTGCAAAAACCATTATTATCAACTTTTATAGTGTTCTGCATATTTTTCGTTTTCTTTCCCTTTTTAATATTAACTTTTATAATACCTAACAAATTAGAAAGGTTTATAAACGGCTTTGTTAATGGAATTATTAACATTAAGGGGTAACAATGTACGAAGAATTAGTAACACATTTAAAAGGACAAATAGCATATCACAGAGCTAACTGCAGAGTTTATATGAGGAATCCAGTAGGGATTGGTGAACATCCCGATGTTATGGAGTCAATAAAGTCAGAACTAGCAAAACTTGCAGAGGCAGAGGATATGTTAGAAGCCTTACAGAAACATTTAAAATAATACCAATTATTATAGATAACAAAAAATAGTTCTTGACAATTGGTTATAATTTTATTATAATATTATTATAAACAAAAACAAGCAAATATGAGTGACAGATTTTACCAACAAATGCGAGATACCACTGGGTGGGCTCCAGGTATGCCTGAATTCATGCGCAACAACAAAAGGAGAAGAAGAATGGCTTGGACAGATGAATCTAAAGAGCAAGCAGTTGAAATGTATCAGGATGCAGAACCTACACCTGAGACTTCAATGGAGATAGTAAAAGACATAGCAGAGGAGCTTGGTGAAAGCCCTAATGGTGTCAGAATGATATTAACAAAAGCAGGAGTATATGTAAGAAAAACTCCAGCAGCTAAGTCAAGTGGTGGCGGCAGCACAGGCGGAGGCAGAGTTTCAGTTGCAGATGCACAAGCAAAACTTACCTCAGTTCTAGGTGATGCAGGTCAGGACATTGATGAAGCGATCATATCAAAACTTACAGGTAAAGCAGCAGTTTACTTTACAAACGTAGTCGAATCATTAAATAAGTAGTGTAATTTAGTGTGTTGAGGCAGTCTTCGTGATTGCCTCAATTTTTTGCATCTTAAATAAGTGACCAAAAATTTAACAAATCAAAAGAGTTTTTGTTAGTTTAAATTGGAGGAAACATGAAAAAACTAGAGTTCGAAAAGAAACTAGACGACGCAGGAGATGCCGTCATAACCTACAGAAGTCAAAACTCACGCAAGTTAAAATACAATGTGTGCACTAGAGACTTTACAACGCCTTACATAAAAGGTAAAAAGAATAGAGCTAAAGAGGGACAACACACCTCATTATTATTTTGCTGGGACACGGACTCTTATAGAATCCTTGTGCCTGAAAATGTAACGAGTATAGTACCTCTCAACCGAGTCATTCGCAATGATTGATTTAGAAGCTCCCTCAGTCTACGAAAAAGTTATACAGGAAGATAAACACGAACAGTTAAGACTGATCGTTAGTACTTTTCGGGATGTAGAATACATATCCCTAAGAAAATATTACTTAGATTTTGATGAAGAATGGAAACCTTCCAATCAAGGTATCACTGTGCCTATAGATATGGAAAATACTAGAAATCTTTTTCAAGGTCTTGTAGAGATTCTATCTTTAGCAGAATCAAAAGCAATTATAGAAGAAAATTTCAAGGACTTGTTAGATGAGATTTACCTTTGATGAGTTAGAACCTTTAGATCAGTACTATGCCACTAGACAACTAGCGAAAGAGTGCTGTGATCTACTGGATTTTGATAAATATGATTCGATTTTGGAACCTTCCGCGGGTACAGGAGCATTTTTAGAGTTTCTACCTCAAGAAAAGACACAAGCAATAGATCTTGAACCAAAACATCCCGATATTATCAAAATGGACTTCTTTGATTACAGCGACAGCGCCGAACTCGTAGTGGGAGGACCGCCTTTTGGAGATACCGCGGCCCTAGCTGTGCGTTTCTTTAATAAAGCGGCAGTCTTTGCTGATACAATAGCATTTATACTGCCTAGAACGATTAATCGTAGGGAAATAGTTGTTAAACTAAACAAAAATTTTCATAAAACACATGAACACTACGTACCTCCATCAAAATTCATTCCTTCTGCGACTGCTGCTCATTGCTATTTTCAAATATGGGAACGCAGAGACTACCAAAGAAATGATAGATAGCCAAAAATAATTCTTGACAAATGCTTAGAAATTGTGTATAATATTCATATGATTATTAAAGGACACATGACATACGACCAGCACGGTCGCAAACGTAAGAGCAAATTCACCAAAGCTGTTAGATCTAAAAAACAGGAATGGAAAACATTTGCTCCAGAACCTACATTCCGTAGAACTACGGAACAATACCCTTCGGCTCCATTGAGCCAGTACACAACTCCACAAGACAATACTTACAAACAGAAAGAGAGTAAGAATTATACTGTGTCTATTGCGTACAACAAAGGGGCATATCAAGTAATACCAAAAGAAGAAGTAAAACACATAGGAAAGTAATGAAAGAATTAACAAACTTTTTAGAGAAAGCAAAGTCAGAATATTATAAAGGTAATCCTATCATACCAGATGAGGTATATGATAGATTAGAAGAACAACTAGAAGTGGCTAGCTTATCTGTAGGTACAATGGATGGGGACTCTGGTTTTAGATACCCCCATATGTACCCTATGTATTCTTTGCAGAAAGTCTATGTTGGAGAAAAAGATCCACATAAAGTATACAAACAATGGGCAGAAATAACACCTAAACTAGATGGTGCTGCAGTAAGCCTTCAGTATATTGGTGGAGTACTAACTCAAGCATTGACTAGAGGAGATGGCAAGAAAGGTTTGGACATCACTGAGAAAGTAAGACACTTAGTGCCAAATAAAATATTCAGTAAACAAGCAAAACAAATCACAGGAGAGATCGTAGCTCCTAAGACTATACCCAATGCAAGAAACTATGCAGCGGGTGCGCTCAATCTAAAAGATGTGAACGAAGTTAAGAGCAGAGATCTAACATTTGTAGCTTATGGAGTCCAACCTGCTATCTGCCCTACATGGAACGAAGATATGCAAATGCTATTTCATGCAGGGTTTAATACTGCTTTATGTAGCTTTTTGGATGATTTTCCGCAAGATGGAGAAGTATGGAGAGTAGATAATAACCAAGAGTTTGAAAAGCTTGGTTATACTTCTCACCATCCAAGAGGTGCCTTTGCTCTCAAAGAGAGACAAGAAGGCGTAGTAACAAAACTACTTGATGTTAAATGGCAAGTAGGAAAATCAGGTGCAGTTTCTCCAGTAGCAATACTAGAACCCTGTATAATAGGAGAAGCAACAGTTTCAAGAGCAACCTTACACAATATGGCAGTTATAGAGTCATTAGATCTAGAAATCGGATGTATGGTTGAAGTAATTAGAGCTGGAGAGATTATTCCACAGATTATAGGGAGAGCCGAATGATTAAGTGGTTTTCTGAACTATTGAACAATATCTTGGCAAGGTCTTTTCAGAGAAAAGCAAATAAATTATTTGACAAAAGTCAAATTAAATATCAAGACGGAGACAATACATGAATGAATTTACAATAGTTTCAGAGTACATGGAAGATAGTAGATACGCCCAAGTAGTTCAACACAACGAACACAAATATTGGGGAGTATATTTACTAGACAAGGCTACAAAGAGCAATGGATTTCTTATGTGGCACCCCGAGAAAAGTGAGTACTGGTGTGAAGACATTGCAGAAAACTTCTGTCAAGGAATGTTAGAAGAAGATGGCAAAGCAAATTAAATTAAAAAGAGCAAAGAAACTTCCAGACAATCCTTGTGGAGAATGTAAGTTTTATGAAGCCTTACACAACATCACCCCAAAACTTAGTGAGGGTTGGTGTAGAGTAACCATGCCAGCAGCAATGGTACTATCAGAGGAGACCTGTGAGAAATGGAACCCAAAGACTTAAAAGAAAGAATACAATATAGACTAGATCAGATAGAGATGCTTATGTATCAAGACTATCATCTAAAAAATCCAGATGAAGTATATAATCAGACGCTTCAAGTGTCTAAGTTTTGGTCTATACTTTCAGAAGAAGATAGAGATTTTGTACAGGGAGTACAGTCTTCAATAGAAGAAGGCTGGAGTTGGAAAGAATGAGTGGAGGAGTTTACAACAAAACTTATTTTGAAAATCGACCTGAAGAACAGCTAGTAGAAGGTGTTCTATATGGAGTTATTCTAGTAAACCAAAAGACGTTTTTAAGGGAGTGTATTAAGGTTGGAATAGCCAAGGGAAAAGATTGGAGACACGTTATCAAAAGAAGTCGTGGTTTTAAAGGATACGATTTGCGTATTCAACGAACTTACCACGATACTATTTATAATTGCTGGAAAATTGAGCAGGAACTCCATGAAAAGTTTAAGGACGACCGTCATTATCCAGCTGAAAAATTTGGTGGGCATACAGAGTGCTTTAAAATTGATTCCCTTATACTTAGGGACTTCCCAAAAAATAGTTCTTGACAAATGATGTCTCGTCTGATATAATATATGTATATTTTGG